GAAGTCCTGAAGATTGTGAATGGGGTGAATGGACTAATCATAATTGTGTACGGATAAATGGAGAAAAGAAAAGACATAGAACAAGAAAATTAAAGAAAAGATCTAATAATATTGGTAAATGCATAGCTCATGATACATTAGGTAATGAATATTTAATACCATATGAAAAACAAATAGTAGAAACTTATCAAAAAAATCCACCATATACTAAAAATATAAGAAAACTTGGTAATTATTGTAAAAAAGATTCTACAAATTACTATATTATAAACAATCCAACAACAGAAGATTGCCATAATACCGGTGGTAAACCTATTGATAAAATAACAGATTGCAAAAATGCAGTTAATAGTTTAAAAGATATTTATATTGAAGGTAAAGAACGCAATGATAAATATAAAATAAATCACATAAATGAAAAATGTGATAAAAATTTTAGTGTTATGATGGATTATGAATATAATGTTAATGATCCCTATCCTGCTGGATGTTCATTTTTTACAAATAAATCTGATCCGTGTTTTAACAAAGCAATATTTAATCGTAGTTCTATTGATGCGAATTATACTACGAAAAATTATCAAGATAATCCTGTACAGGATGATGGTTGGGTAAAAACATCTGCTAATTATCATATATGTAAATGTCTTGAACCAGATGATTTAAAAAAACAAACAGATGAATTAATTGATAAAAATCCAGTAGGTATCACGATACCAGAAAGTGGTATAATAGACCATGATTTTGTGTCAGATCCAGAATGTAATTATGATTGGTATCTTGGTGATTCAGGAGAAAATTGTAACACTACATGTCAAAAAGTTGAGAAAGAATGTCGTAATGATATGTTAGATAATAATTTTATAAATACTACAGATAAATTCAATAATATTGTAAAACCAAATTTATTATTAGACTCAAAAGCAAAAAATTGTGATATTGTTGTACATAAACAGATGAAAAATGCACCAATGTTTTTAGAAAATCAAAATATATGTTATATTAACGATATTTCAAAATCGAGTGGTTTAAAAAATTCATGTGATACAAATATTTTAAACAATCCTATAAAAGAAATTACCTTAGATTCTAATATTATATCATATTATCGTAAAACTTCACCTGTATCAGAACTAGATCTTACAAGTAAATGGAGTATTAAACCAATTGAGGTAACTAAAAAAGATTTAACTAATAAAAGTGTACATCAAATTCGAAAAAAATATGAAGGATTATGGAAAACAACAGGATTATGGCCAAACTATACATCTATACCATATGCATACAAAACACTTGATGATATTTGGCATAAATTTGTAAATTATAGAAATGATGTAAATGTAAATGCTGTTGGAATTAAATGGATTGATGAAAAATATCAAGAATATACTATTGAAATGGTAACACCATATGGTACATGGTACAAATTAGCAAAATTTGCACTTGATAATGACACAAGATTACCAACTGCTGATGAAATTATAAAAAATAAACCTGTTTTAAATGATTATATGAATGAAAATGATATTTGGATGCCTATTTATGATAATGATAAAATAGACGTATGGATATCAATGTCTGAACTAAGGCAACATGGCAATATTTCCGGAATAAATTGTTACGATTGGAGCACTGGTGCCAGCACTGGTGCCAGCACTGGTGCCAGCACTGGTGCCAGCACTGCTGACAGCACTGGTGACAGCACTGCTACAACAATCGTAAAACGTTCAGAAGATATACCTTTTAGAAGTTCAATTGATGGAATTAATAAATATCATTATGAAAATATATATCAACAAATTAATAAAAAAATATGTAATGATAAATTAAATAAATATAATATAATACATAAACCAGAATGGAAAGAAAAATCAAAATATATAGATTATGCTGATATAATTAAAAATAAACAAAAAGGTACAATGTTACCAATTATACCAGGTACAGGTTCTTATATTCCATGGGAAAAATGTCAATTATGTTCATCAGCAAAACAAAAATCACAAGAATTATGTTGTAATGATGATAGTTGGTTAAAAATAAAGGATGAATTAACAGGATATATTGATAAAAAAGATATAAGACATTTAATTAATCAACCAATAATTGATCAAAATAATAAAATATTTGTAATTGATTTAGGTAAAAATATGTTATGTCCTTGTTCAAAAAATAAATAAACACTTACAAAAGTATCATAATAATTAAATTATTAAAAATATATATTTTTAATAATAAAATACTCAACATAATAATGAAAGAATATTTAAAAAATCTTACTAAAAATATTACCAAAAAACATGTAATTATAATATCTGTTACAACTGCAATCATTATTATAGCAATCGTTTTATCAGTAATATTTATAAAAAAAGATACTAAAAAATCTATAAAATCAACAAAATCTTATCAATATGTAATTGATTTTAATATTAAAAATAATACAAGATCATTAAACAATGATAATGTTAAATTATATATTTTTATGAATGATGTAAAAAATAACATTGTTAATGGTTTAATTGATAATTATAATTATTCTAAAGATGATGCTTCCAATAAAGTTATTGTTTATTTAAATGATAAATCAGAAAGTTTTACTGATAAAGTAATTGAACCTTATCAATCTTCAAATGAATATCAATTAATAGTTGTTATTAAAAATATACCAGATAATCATTTAAAAACAATAACCAAAAATGTTATGACATACCAAATATTTAATAATACAGTTAATATTGTACCTAATAATATTAATATCTCAAATCCTATTGTTGTATCAAAATTATTTGTAACCGAAGCAATAAAAAAACAAGAATTATTCGTAAATGAATTATTTACAACTCATACAGGTACAGCACTTGGTTGTTATAATACTAAATCTTATAAAGATATTGGTTGGGTCAATAAATTTAGTTCAACTAGTTTTTTAGACGCCATAAATAAATGTAAAGATTACGAATACATGAGTATTCAATGTCCACAAAATGGTTCTTTTACTGTTTTATGTGGTAACTCAATTTTTAATGATAAACTTGATTTCAATGAATGTAAAGGTATTGTCTCAAATATTTCTGGTTTGAATGGTTCAACTTTGTCAAATCCTACACCAAATGGTTATTGTACAGGTCCATATAAATCAGGACCATTTTATCTAGGTGGTTGGAATCGTGGTGTTTTATATAAATTACAAGATAATCCTATATTAGAACACCTTATTAAAGATCTTAAAAATAATACTAATATAAGTAACTCAAAACTTTGTATTAATGAAAAATGTCCACCTGAAATAAGAGAAACTCGAAGTAATTACACAAATAATAAAAAAGAATCTTTTAATCAACATTTAAATCAAATTAATGAAGAATACCAAACTGGTACTACACAAATTGATCGTACAAGCTGTGATATCGGTGAATGGAGTAAAAACGGTACAAACATTAATTCAGAACCACTTGTATTAAGTTCTGGTACTATAATTGATCCAAATAAATTCTTGAATGGTTTAACAATAAATGATCTTAAAGGTGCAAAAATAACCGTAGATGAAAACAGCACATCAGAATATACACTAACACAAGATGGTAAGTTACAAAATGATATTATTATTAAACAATCTATTACAATTGGTAGTACCATATACAAATTAAAAGAATATATGACCAGTTATAATCCGTCTGTTTGTAGTCTGTGTTCCGAAAGTGTAACAAATTTAGAAACAGGTTCTACATCATGTCCTAGATGTAAAGCTGGTTATTTTAGACCAGATTTTGTAAATTTTAAAACGGATACAGCAATCGATATATCAAAATTTATTCTCGAAACTGATTCAAATCAATATTTACAACAAAAATCAGATCAATTAAAAGGTTCTACTCTTAAAGTAGAAACAACTGTAGGTAACGAAACAATAACTTTATTACCCGATTTACAAACAGACACAAAATCTGTGTTATTAACGTATACAAAAGAAGCATTAGGAAATATTTTTGAAATTATTTCTAAAAATAGTGATGGAAATAAATTTAATTGGAATGAAATTTCTCAATATCTTAGTTCTAATCAGATAAATCTATTCAAAAATAAAAAAACATGGTTCGAAAATAATCTACATGTAATTTCTAAAAATTTAGCTGGCGCATCACAAACATGGAATGATTTATTCAAAAATAAATCAGACATTTTACCAAAAAATATTACTTTTTATGGTAGTTTATACAAAATAACCAATTCAAATCCTGGTAAATTAATAACAAATACTTCAACCGATTGTTATAAATATTTGAAAATTATCACACATACTTCCTTTAAATTAAATGAAATTTACAATATGTCTATGTATGATTTTATTAATAAAGGTTTTGTTCAAAAAACTCAACCATCACTTGTCTTAAATTCTGGTGATATAATTAACCCAAATAAATTCTTGAATGGTTTAACTGCAAATGATCTTAAAAATGCCCGTATTACAATCGATGGTGGTAACATTATTGGCATTAAAAAAGAATATATCCCAAAAACTAAATCAAATAAATATTTCGAAAAATTAGGTTTTACTAAAACAGAAGGTACTTACGTTAGTGCTATCAATTCTTTACAACCGTCACATTATCAAGAAAACAATATATGGAAACTATACAATAACACCAACTGGCCAGAAAATGATAAAACAATCAAATATATTAATGGTTTCGCTTGGAATGGTGGCACCGATAATACACCAACTGCAAGTTCTTACAAATTATTAAATCCAACACTGAGTTATATATTAACCAATAATGGTGCAGTACAAACTAATATTACTATCACACAATCGATCACCATTATTGGTGGACAAACATATCAAATTAATACATTTACTCCATATACTAATAATGTACTATATAAATACATTAAACCAGAAAATAGTACATATTCAAATTGGCCAGTTGATACCATTAATATTAATAGAGAATTTTTATTAATAAAATATAAACCATGGTTTGTATCCAATTTTGATATTATTTCTAAAAACGATATGTATCAATCTCATGTTTGGCAAGATATTTTTAAAAATAAACACCTCCTTGATGAATCAGTTAAAATTAATGTTAGTAATACGAAAATAAACTCTCTTGATAAAATTAATTATACCATCACAAATTTAACTAAACAGAATAAAGATTGGTTTAAAAATAATTTTAATATCAAATCACCTAATACATGGGATGATTTATTTGGTAGTTCTGATGTTTTTCCTCAAGCTACTAATTTTAAATATGGTAATAACGAGGCAACTACATATAGTGTTGAAGAAAAAAATAGATACATTATGCCAATGTATTCTTACATTTCTTTCGAATATAACAGCCAAACATATATTTTACAAAAAACTCCAAATACTGGTGAACTATTACTTAATATAAATGTTACTCCTTACTCATATATTCAAATTGATAATCTTAAAGGTGAATTATTTCAACTTAAATATAATCCTTCTGTTTCATTAACAGCAATTAAATATGGTGACAATGAATTTGATTTTAAAAGAAGTTCATTACAAGCCGAAGTAAAATTAATCAGAAATAATGTTATGTTACCAAGTAATACTTCATTCTCTTACAGTATGAATGAAATGTATATACCTTCTGATCCACTTAAAATAGACCAAACATATACTGAAGGAGACTCAATAATTACAAATACAGGCACTACATTACCAGATACTTGGCCAGGAGGTACTGCAATAAAATATAAATATTTATATATAAAATTCATAAATGAAACAAAAAAACATGTTTTTCAAGTTAAAGTACCAAATAATATTATTGTTCCGAAAAATATCAATAACGTCAAAAAAATCACGATTACCAATTTATCAAACGATGTTCAAAATTATTTAAACCAAATCACCGGAGCGACCGGAACCACCGGAGCAACCGGAGCAACCGGAGCAACCGGAGCAACCGGAGCAACCGGAGCAACCGATTTTTCTATTAAGGATAAAACGTATGTATTAACAAAATTACCTTGTCAAATATGTAATGCAGTTATGTTTACAAAAACAAATTTGATAAATAATTGGACAGAAAATAAAAAATTATTTACAAATATTTTAAAATCACCATACCCAAATATTCTAGATACCACTGACAGAATTTTTATATACCAGAAAAAATATGATCTTATTAATAATATCAATATGACAGAATTAACAGGAAATTCTATCATGAGTTTACCTTATATTAAAATTATTAAAAATGGATCATTAATCAGTCTATCCAAATATCAATTAACAAATAAAAATAAAAATAAGCTATGGTTTATAAATAATTTTATGTTAATAACACCAAACACTATATGGGACGATATTTTTGGTATTGATTCTCTTGATAATGTTATTCTTCCAAAAGAACTAATATCTTATCCAGATTATCTTACAAAAACCGAATTTAAGGTTAGTGAAACAGAAATTAATTCTACCAATGCCGGTATCGAACTACCCAACGAAGATCCCATACCAAATTATCGATATGTTCAGTTTAAATATAATAACGGAACCGGCAATAAAACCTATCAATTGGAATTAATAAATAAAATTAACGTAAATAAACAAGAATTACTTGACAATTGGAATACCAATCAAAAATTTAAAAATAAATTTTTTGATGTAACTGATCAAGATATGGAACCACCTGAAGAACTATTAGATACCATTGATTTAAATAAAAATTCATTGTTAAATGATTTAACAGGAAGTAGTCCCGTATTAAGAGATTCAGCATGGTTTAAAAAATATTTTAAATTAGTAAACAATTGGATAGGATTGAATAATCCATTAGAAGGTAATAAAACTGAATTATTTGATCAAACAAACAAATTTCCAAATGGCTTTACTGGAAAAATATATATAAGTGATAAAATAATGTCTGGAATATTATATTTAGATTCAACACAATTAACTGGAAAAAGTCTTAAACAATTAAATGATTTACAACTTACAAAACTAACAGGAACTATTCCATTTAATCAAACAATTAATCCCCAACAATATATGAAACCAAATGAAACAACTTGGACAGATTGGCCAAAAAATCAAGATGGAACAAATAATAACGTCAAACTATATCTAATTGGTGTTAAATGGAACACTTATAGTATTACTGTTGATAACCCAGGTACTGAATTACCTGAAACAGACCCTGTAACAAATTATAAATATATTCAATTTTCATATAATAATGGTACCAATATTAAAAATTACCAACTTAAACTCATAGGTGACCAAATTACCGTATATAAATCAAAAAATACTATGTTAAATGATTCATCAAGATCAAATGCATCCGGGATAACACTTGAAAATATACAAAAAAATCTTGATTTTATCACCATTACCACAAATCCTATCTCTGGTACTCCCATTATTTATAATCTTACATATATATCAGCTTTAAATTTAAAAGGCAAAAACCCAGACTCAACCCCCGAACCTATCTCAAGTAATTCAGATTTAAATTCTTGTCCAATATGTGGCCCTGGTTTTAGAAGTACAGATGGATTAGCAACATCTACATGTGAAATTTGTCCAAATGGTAGTACTAATACTTCATCCAGCCAAACAACATGTTCTTGTATACCCGGCTATTGGTCTGGTGATGGATCTACATCAACAACATCATGTAATGTCTGCCCTATTAATAGTACAAGCGCAACAGGAGCAACAGGTTGTTATTGTCTTCCTGGGTATGTTGATCCATCAAGCGATGGTGTCACAACTAATGCAGGTTGTGTTGCATGTGAGGTTGATCAATATTCTGCAACTGGTGCAACTGGTACTTGCACAGCTTGTAACGCTAATAGTACCACTGATGGAGCAACCAGTGCCAGTTCATGCAAATGTAAATCAAACTATTATGGACCATCTGATGGACAAGCCGATGGAAGTGATTGTGAAGTATGTCCCGCTAATAGTACCAGCGCAACAGGAACAACTTCATGCAATTGTGATGAAAATTATTATTCAGTTAAAGATAATGGTGTAACTCAGTCATGTACGGTATGTCCCGTAAATAGTACGAGTGTGATTGGTTCTGATTGGTGTCTTTGTAAACCTGGATATTCAACAAAGACACCAATAGAAACAGATACAACAAATGTAGTCGGTACAATTGATGAATGTACACTATGTAATATTGGATTCTTTAGTTCTGAAAAAGGTTCTTATAAATGTAATATGTGTCCTACTGGTTTTTCAAATAATAGTACAGGATCAATTTCTTGTGATTTATGTGATATTGGCTATGTTGTTAATAGTGCAACCGGTTCAACAGGTACATTTATATCAAAATGTTTACCATGTGAAGAAGGTTGGACCAATAATGCAAAAGATTCTACCAGTTGTGATATATGTGCGGTAGGTTATAAAAAAGTTATCGACGCTAATGGTAAAACAGATTGTGTTAAATGTGAAACAGGTACTTCAAATGAAACAACTGATGCAACTGTATGTGATGTATGTGATCTAGGTTACTGGTCTGTTGATGGTACTTCTGCAGCATCATGTGAAAAATGTCCTAAAAATACTACAAATAATATAAAAGGATCTACAGGATGTGATTGTGATGATGGATTTAATAGATTTGGTAATAAAGATAGAACACAAGCGTGTGTTCCAATGTATAAAATATTTAATTTATCAAATAAAGTATTGGATGAAATTGGAGATAATCCAAGTAGTTATAATATAATGGTTCAAGAAACAAATATAGAAAATTTCGATATAGATATGTTTAGAAATTTTGAACCAAAAGATTATTTCCAATATACAATACCTGATTATAACACAAAAAATGTTTTTAGATCTTTTAATAAACGAGATTTTATTGATAAATGGAACACTCAAAATTCAACAGATAATATTAGGAATATGTTTACGAGCGTTCCTGGTTTTACCCCGATTATCGAGTCGACAACTACAACAAAATCTTTAATTTTACCAACATCAATCCCTGAAAAATCAAAAATTACAATATACAATGATTTAGACTCTTTAAAAACCAATTATGGTAGAAAATTATCAACATCTGCTGTAAAAATTAAATACGCTCTTATCGAAATTCCTAAAAATTCAGAAATAGTAACTTCTTTAACCATTAATAACAAACAAGATTTGATAGATAACCACAATTTATTTTACACAAATATGACCATAACTGAGTGGACAGATTTAATTCAAAATAATAATATTATAATTCAAAATAAATTATGGGAAGGTGATACTACCGTAACTATCAATTCAATTACAATAAATACACAAAAATACAATATCAAAAACTTAATTACTGATAAATACTATATCAAACAAATTCCTAAAAATAAAACATATATTAAAAATGGCCCATATGAACCATCAAGTAGTGGCACAGATGAATCACCAAATATGCCTACCAATACCATTTCAATCGACAATTTTGATGATTATCTTAGAATTTTATACCATGAACAAATTATTCCATTAGCTAAAGATATGTTCAAAAATTTACTATATACTCCCACATATGATGTCAATAATTGGAGAAAAGATGAACTTAATAAAAAACGCAAAGTTTGTATCGGTTTTAGAGGCACACCCATTGTAACAAGTGAGCCAAATTATCAATATGATTTTGAATATAATTTTTCAGGTGAAAATGATCCACTAAATATCTGTAATAATAATATTCCAGATTGTCCATCTGGTACTGGTGATATCAATATTAACATATATAAACCAAACACAAAAAATAAAATTTATGACAATGATTGTTTATCAAAATATTATAAAGCACATGGTGCCACAGGAGCAACAGGAGCCAGCGGAGCCAGCGGAGCCAGCGGAGCCAGCGGTGCCAGCGGTGCCACAGGAGCCAGCGGTGCCACTGGGTCACCTGCAGACTGTGTGATACAAAGTGAGCCAGAAGAGTTTATGAATATACGAGATATGAATAATGTGTATTGGGCAAGAGAGATTTTTTGGATATTTTTGGTTGATATTTATAAAAAAATACGTACCAGAAATATTACAAATGATATTTTGAGATGTTTTTGGAATTATACTAAAAATTCATTACCAATAATTTATAAACAAATGCGTTGCACTTATATGAATAATAACATGGTTATGTCCCTAAATGGTATTGGCAAGATGTTAAGTTTATCTAAAACTGATTTAACAGGAAAAACTATAAATGATTTGTTTAAATTTGGTCTTAATAAAAGAAATGGACCTTTTCCATCAATAGATAATAAAATGGGAATTACTAAATCACCAACTCATTATAAAGATTCAGGATCTGATGATTGGATTGCTTGGCCGTCTGATTCTAATCAAAATGTACAATTAATCGCTGCAAAATGGGAAGGATATAATTTTGAAAGTACTTGTGTTAAAGCTGTTGATCCGGTTTCTGAATACGTTCTAAAACCTGGTCAATTATTTAATCGTAGTTTATTTTCTGGTTTTGTGCCAAAATTAAATAATACAATAATTCTAATTAATCCACAATTCGATAACGTTAAAGCAATTAAATTAACAAGTCTTGGTAAAATCCCAACAAATCTTGAACCCGACAATAATACAATTACCAGTGTTTTTGATATATTAGTTACACCACCATTCACTTTTAGTAAAAAACAATTAACATACACAAATAACCCAAATAAAAACCCAAAAACACCTATTACCGTAGGTGAAATAAAATCATTAGGATTTACAAGTATGAACATTGGTGAACTTCCTCCAACAGGTGAAATTATTGGACCGGTTGCGTATAAAAAATTAGGTACTGTCCAATGGACTCCATGGACAGAAACAGAAAATATAGAAATTAATAATATTATTTCTGTCAGATGGAAAACATCAAATGATCAAAAATTTACATTATCAGGTCAAAGTAATTCATATAGACTTCGTAATCCTGAACCAACATGTGGTTTAGGAATATTAGTAAAAAGTAATCCTCAACGTTGTGATGGTAATGCTTAATACAGAAAAATGATTTAATTATCACTTGATATTAATAATTTATAAATTAGATATTACAACTAATTTATAAATTTACCATGAACCAATTCGGAAAAACTTACAATAGTTTCGAAATAATGCGAGATCCAATCTTTTCTAACCATCCTGAATGGCTTATTGATTACCATAAATTTAAACTTTCAGAAAAATTCATGAAAAAATTCAAACATTGGCTCGATTGGTCTCTTCTTTCTCGTACTCAAACACTGTCAATATCTTTCATGAAAGATATGATAGACTTTCTACCATTACATATCATTACTAAATATCAAACTCTAACTCCTGGTTTTATTAAATGGCTCGCTGAAACTCAACCAGAAAATATTGATTGGACAATTATCTCATGTACACAAGAATTAGATCATGATATCATATCAAAATACGTACATCGCTTGAATATTGACTCTCTAATTAGATACCAAACTCTTTCAAATGAAACAAAAATAATTATCAGTAATTATTTAATTAATAATATTGAAACTCTAAAAATCGACGAACTTGACCATTATATTGATATTTTGATTAATGTTTTGTGAAAAATTTAATCAATAATGATTAAATTTTTTATTTGTTTTAATTAAATGTTAACAGATAAACAAAAAAAATTATGTATAGCCGGTTCTATTATTTTAATTATTATAATAATAATAACTGTAATTCTTATTTATTTAAATAACAGTAAAGAAAATTATCAACAAACAGCTATAATTCCAAAAATAGCAGGTTCTTATGTATTAAATTTAGATAAAGATACCGATAGATTAAAAAAAACAATGATGTACGCGGAACGAGCTGGATTAAAACCAATTAGAATTCCTGGTATATATGGAAAAGATTTAGGCACAAAAGATGATTTAATTCAAAAAAATATATTAGATAAAAATGTAAATATACCAAATGGGGTTGGTGATTCATTAAATTGGGTTGCATGTTTTATAGGTATTCAAAAAATGATTGAACATGTTGCAGCAATGCCTGATAATAGCTGTGGATTAATTATGGAAGATGATGTATTTTTTGTAAAAGACTTTAAACAAAAATTACCAAAATTACTTAAAAAGATTCCAAACGATTGGGATATTATTCATCTTGGTTTGAGTGAATATTGTCTAGAAATACATCAACCTTTTAATAAAGAAGGAGAAACCAAATATGTAAAATTTATCAAAAAATTTGATAAAAATCACAAAATATATAAATGGCAAAATATTGATGATTATTTTTATGATAAGTATTTTATAGGTGGAAATTTTGGAGTATTGTTACGACCACAAGCAGCTAAATTATGGCTTAAATCTGCAAGACCTATTAAACATGCAGCAGATGTTCATTTTAATTATATTATTCAAAAACACAATCTTAATGCATATTTTGTACATAATTTATTTATAAATTATTTTAGAGAAAGTACTAACATAAATAGTGATGAAAACTTTAGTGAGGGTAGTAAAAACCGCGAAAAAATAAGGTTGGAAAAAGAAAAAAAATTTTTTGACATATAATATTTCATACATCCATACAAATTTTAAAAAATTTAATCATAATGATTAAATTTTTATTTATATTAATTAAATGTTAACAAATAAACAAAAAATTTTATGTATAGTTAGTTCTGTTATTTTAATTATTATTATAACAACTATAATTCTTATTTATTTAAATAATCGTAAAGAAAATTATCAAAAAACAACTATAAATTCTAATAATATTGACGTTTTTAATAAAGATAAGATAGGACATACAGACACAATTAAAAACGATGTCAAAAAAATAATTTATACATTTTGGACAGGAACAAATCCAATGAATGCAAATAGAATGGTGGGTATTAAAACTTTGAAAGAAAAAACAGGAATAAATATTTGTGTTATTACTACTGAAAATTTAAATGATTACATTCTAAAAGATTATCCATTACACCCATCATATAAATATTTAAGTAGAGTACATAAAGCAGATTATTTAAGATGTTATTTTATGCATCATTATGGCGGAGGTTACGCTGATATAAAAAGACAAACCGGTTCTTGGGAAAAATATTTTGATATAATAAATGATAATCCTAAAATATGGAAAATAGGTTTGGGGGGAGCTAACCCGCCAAGCCTGGCATTTGGAATAGCATATCCAGAAGAATATAATCAAAAGCAAAAAGATCGATTAACTAAATATCATGATAAAATGGTTGGGGTAGGTTTTATGATTTGTAAACCTAGAACACCATATACATCTGAATGGTATAGCTTACTTCACCAAAGATTAGATACTTATTCGTCTGAATTAGAAAAACACCCTGCCGTTTTTTCAAGAGAAGCTTTTGATAGGCCACCATCAAAAACCTGCGATGATGAGACAGATCCTGAACTTAAAAAACTACCTTGCCCAACAGAAAAAACAAAATATCCTATTTCGTGGAATAGAATACTCGGACAAATTGTTTATCCCTTACAAGTAAAATATATTAAACATATTAAACAAGGTTTACCTATGCCAGACTGGAATAATTATGATTGATAGTCTATTTATAATAACTTCTAACCTATATTAGATCCTTTCAACAATTCAAGGAATCAATTTTATTCTATAGATAAGATATATGAAAAATGTTGGTATATTGGGTAAAGATGGGAATAAAGAGATTTAATATTTTTGGCTCGATTGATTGGACAATTATCTCATGTACACAAGAATTAGATCATGATATCATATCAAAATACATACATCGCTTGAATATTGACTCTCTAATTAGATACCAAAATCTTTCAAATGAAACAAAAATAATTATCAGTAATTATTTAATTAATAATATTGAAACTCTAAAAATCGACGAATTTGACCATTATATTGATATTTTGATTAATGTTTTGTAAAAATTTAATCATTATGATTAAATTTTTATTTTTAATTAGTTAAATGCATTGAAAACTCTACACCCCTGGCTTTCATATAATTAGTCAGCGCCTCCAGTTGATCAAGAATATTTTGATATTCTCCGACTTTTTGCCAATAATAATCTATTTCAGCTTGTGTGGCATTTGGCCCCGGTTCTACAGGAGGTGGCGGAATTCTTAACGATTCGCTAATATGAACCATGTTAGTATTCGATTCAGTTGTGTTATCTTGTTGGTTAGTTTGCTGATTAGTTTGCTGATTAGTTTGTTGGTTATCTTCCTTAGTATTCATCCGTAAAGTATTATGAATTAATTCATAATACTTTAATTTTATTTCATTTTTAGTCTGTGTCGGGTTGTGTCGAATCAGTGGTATTGTTTGTTTCTGTCGACTCTGTATCTGATCGCAATGCTTCTGAGAGTGTCTTAAAGTTAAACATCTGTTCTGATGTGATCGGGTCTTGATTTGACATATGAATAGTTGTGAAAAACCAAATCTTCTCAATATAAAAATTTTTGGTCCAATACACTACCCATGGAATTCTGTTCGGCTCTGCTGCAACATCGATATACTTGCCTGTAACACATACCACATCGTTATTCCGATAATCATCCAATGGGTCAAATTTCACCCAATACGTATTTTGTCCATGTGTATAAAACAACATCATGTTTTCAATACTGGTTGGCTCTTTTCCTTTTTCAGGCCGCCATTCCATCTTG